TGTTAGTTGACCATATGTCTGCAGTAAACGTAAGTTTATAAGGCATTGGCATCAGTCGTTCTACAGTGTAATTTTCACCTTGCACATTAGCGTAATCTTCTATAGTTTGACCGTAAGTAGGACTTTCTGGATTTTCATCTACATAGCCATATTGTCTTTCTCGAATATTCATTTTGCCAACATACGTAGGATCTTGTAGCATTGCACGATTAAAATCAAGTCCTTTAATGTAGCAAGCGATAAACGGTGCAGAAGCCAAAACGTTTTCACTGTTCTTCTTTAAAGTGCTAGCAACTTGCCTAGTCATGTCACCGTAACGAACTGGAATCTGTACAAGGTTACCTCTGCTATCTTTGTAACTAAAGTTACTAAGCAATCGTATAAATTGTGTTAAGTAGCGGCGTATTTGCCCGTCATAAAAATGTTCCATTAATTATCCGCCTGTGGTCTTTGTTTCTTTAACGCCTTACTTAGGCTTTGTCTTTCTTCAACAACTGAACCTGCAATAGTTGCAGTATTACTATTGTTTATAAAACTGCCTACTTGAGTTTGCTTTGTATCAGCAGCAGGAGCAAGTGCTCCGTCTGCAGGCTCGTTAGTCATATTCATTCTCACATTACTTTCTACATACACCCAACTTTGACCGCTAAATCTAAATAATCTATTAGGCAAATAATCAGTTCTTAGATGAAATGCACCTCTTGCAGGACCATACGGAAATTCAATGCCAAAAGTATAAGGTGCTCCGTTTGGAGGCTTTCCGTCTCCTTGCAAATAACTGATATAAACATCTTTATCAGGATTTACAAATACTGAACTAGCATCTATTTCGTGTGTATCTTGGCTTGCATCCGCATCTAAACTTGTAACATCAGCAACATCTAAAGTTTGTCCGTCATCTTTTAACGGAAGAATGTAATATTGATCAGTGTCATAACCACTTAATCCTGCATCTTCTTCTGCTTGTGCAATGATTTGATTGTTAATTTCTATATTCTTACGATACTGAGACATGACATCTCGCAAAGTATTTTCTCCGTCACCTGCATCTTGATCCAATATTTGTTTAAATTCTTGACTATCAACTAAAGGTTCACATTTAGCACGTAATAAATGCGGGTACCATGTTTGACTATATCCGCTAGCAGGTCTTGTAACATCAGTTACTACATAAAATCTTTTCAATGCAACCATGTCATCACTTAATGCATACTCGTCTTTTAAGTGAGGTAATTCTAATACATCGCCTGACATTAATTTACGACCCATTAACTCTACACATCCACGTAGATGGAAAGTGATCATAATGTTGTCATTACTTAAGAAGAATCCAAATTGACTTAGGTTAAAATCTATGTCTTGCATGGTATAAATTCCACGGAAAACATACACATCTTTTTCGTATTTTCTATCCCTGTTTTCCATAAACAACACATCTTGTATTCCTAATTCAGGAATAGGATTGCCATTTACAGGGGTTGTAGGAGTTGATTCACCGTCTAGCGGATCTTCAGTTCCTATATATTTGTGTACAACAATGTCAGTTCCGCCTACTTGAAATTGCTCGTTAATAACACGATCAAGCATACGAAAGTCATTGCCTTTTTCTGGGCGGTAAAGAGATAGTCTTGGCATAGTCTTGTATTTATAGGTAAATAACTACATGAGCGAACTAGAAACTGAAAAACAAAGTGTCGTAGATTATATCCGTACTATGCTAGGTGACGGTATGATTGATGTTGAACTCGATCCTGTACATTACAATACAGCAATAGATCGATCCCTGCGTTATTATAGAGCACGAAGTCAAAACTCTGTTGAAGAAAGTTTTGGATTTTTAACTTTGCAAACAGACGTTAACGACTACACTCTTTCAGACGAAGTGATGCAAGTTCGGCAAGTTTTTAGACGCAGTATTGGATCTAGAACAGGAGGAGGCGATGGCGGAAGTTTGTTCGAACCGTTTAATCTTGCCTACAGTAATACTTATTTGTTGTCAAGCAGCAATATGGGCGGTTTAGCAACTTACTATGCTTTTGCCAGTTATCAAAAGCAAGTTGGTAAAATGTTTGGCTCCCATATTAACTTTGAATGGAATCCTACTACAAAGCATTTACATATTAGCCAGCGTCCACGTGGAGAAGAAGTAGTGTTGTTATGGATGTACAATTACAAACCGGATTTTTCTCTATTTAAAGACACATGGTCAGGTATATGGATACGTGATTATGCATTAGCAAACTGCAAAATTATGCTAGGCGAAGCACGTGAAAAGTTTAGTCAAATTGCTAGTCCTCAAGGAGGAACTAGTCTAAACGGTTCTGCACTTAAATCAGAAGGCAAAGCAGAACTAGAACGGCTAGAAATGGACTTAATCAACAACAAAGATAACCAACAACCATTGACATTTGTCATAGGATAATATAAATTATAGTATTACGAGGTAATACTATGATCATTGGAGTGTGTGGGTTTATTGGTTCTGGTAAAGATACTGTAGCAGATTATCTTACTAATATACATGAATTTCGAAGAGAATCGTTTGCAAATTCTCTCAAAGATGCAGTAGCATCAGTATTTGGATGGGACCGAACTATGCTAGAAGGCCGCACTAAACATGCTCGTCAGTGGCGAGAACAAGTAGACCCGTGGTGGGCAGAACGACTAGCAATGCCTCATCTAACACCACGCTGGATCTTACAATACTGGGGTACAGAAGTTTGTCGTAAAAGTTTCCACGATGATATATGGATCGCCAGCCTCGAAAATAAACTACGTAATAGCAAAGATGATATTGTTATTAGTGATTGCCGTTTTCCGAACGAAATTAAAAGTATTCGAAATTCAGGTGGTATTGTAGTTCGTGTAAAGCGTGGAGATGATCCCGAATGGTATCGAGATGCAGCAGATATGAATGCCGGAGATCAATGCATGAATTGGGCATTAGCAACTAGTCGAATAAAAAAGTTAAGTATTCATGCTAGCGAAACTGCATGGGTAGGAACTAAGTTTGATGCCGTATTGGATAATAACGGAACAATTGACGATTTGTATGAACAAGTTAAAAATCTGGTGTTAGATCCCCCCGGCGCCACGTCTGCTTGAGTTTATGCAATAGTCTCTGACAGTTAGCACAAACTGTTTTTAGATTTTCGTATTTGCAATTGTTAATATCTCCGTCTACATAATGTACATCAAACTGGCAGTCATCGCCTTTGAAGCCGCATCTATCACAAGCGGCTTTCTTTTTATAACCTGATTTCCTCCAAGCAGGTTTAGATTTTTCAAAACCTTTAGCACAATGATCACATATTGATCTATAATATGTACGGTCATCTTTCTTATAATTGACAGCAACAGGTCTACTATGACATTTTTTACATAAATCTCTCATACTCCACCCTTTTAGATCCCTTTTGACTAGTATTTAACCCGGTGTTTTTTAAACATTGGCACTAAATATATAGAGCAAAAACACTATTATGTGGGAGACAAAAAAATGGCTTTAAATTCACCAGGCGTAGAAGTATCAGTAATTGACGAAAGTTTTTACTTACCAGCGGCTCCGTCCACTGTACCTATGATCTTTGTTGCATCGGCAGCAAACAAACAAAATGCAAGCGGCACAGGCTTAGCGGTCGGAACTGATCCTGCTAATGCCGGTAAAGTATATTTAATTACTAGCCAACGAGATTTATCCGATACGTTCGGTACACCGTTGTTCTATACAGACAGCAGTGGTAATCCTGTTCACGGCGGGGAACTAAACGAATATGGTCTACAAGCAGCCTATTCTGTATTAGGCGTAAGCAGTCGTGCATACGTTACTCGTGCTGACTTAGACTTATCACAATTAACACCGCAAGCAAGCGCACCTACAGGGTCTCCAGTAGATGGAACATACTGGGTAGATACTTCGAACACTAGATTTGGTGTGTTCGAGTGGAATGGAACTAGTGCAGCATTTACTAACAAAATGCCTCTAGTTATTGACAACGATAACGCTGCTACTGCAACAGTAAGCGGAGCAGGAGTTACTCCTAAAGCAAGTTTTGGTTCTAACGGACAATATGCTATTGTTGTAACAAGTGATAACACAAATACTTTATGGTACAAAAATTCTAGCGGAAATTGGGTTGCAGTAGGTACTGACTTTGAAACAAATTTTAACAATACAGATACATTTGCAAGTTCTAGTTGGAAAACCAGTTTTCCAACGACAACTGGTACAGTATCGAGCCCGGACTTAACAGGTTACAACGGTAACACTTTGCTTATTAATGGCGAAGTTGTTACATTAAGCGGTACTACTATTAGTGCATTAGCATCCAGCATTAACGCAACAATGCGTACAAAAGGTGTTGGAGCACGTATCAATGCAGGTGGCTTTATTGAATTATATTCTGATGCAAGAGCAAGAAGCAACGGTACTGTATTAGATGGAAAAATTACTATTGCAGAAGGTACTGGATTAGTTGATATGATAACTGATGCGGGCTTAGCAGAAGGAACATTTAACAGTCCCACACTATTCCAAGGTCCCCATACTAAGTATCCTGATTTTAGCAATTTCCCTACAGGATCTGTATATGTAAAAACTACAACACCTAATACTGGTGCAGATTGGTATGTTAAAACATACGATAACGGTAGTTCTGCATTTACTTTAATGAGTGCTCCTATATACACTGATCCCCAAACTGCTATTAATAACATTAATGCAACTGGTGATATTACAGTAGGTTCTGTATTTGTACAACAAAACTACCAAGGTGGCGTTGGAACAGCATCTACTTCAACTGTAACTCCTCAATTAGCATCATATAAAATATGGCGTAGAAATGCAACAGGTGCTACTAAAATATCTTCTGTCGCTACAACTGACACAGTTACAACAGCATCAAGTTTTGTAATTGCAGAAGGCTTAGCAACTTCTACAAATGGTGTTGCAGATTACAGTTCTGCCTACACAGTTAGTTTAACAGCAGGCGACAGTGTTGATGATGTTATTAGTGCAATTAATGCATTAAATATGACATATGTTACTGCATCTGCTGCAAGTTATGATTCAAGCGGTAACGCAACTAGCCTAACAATTCAACATAGTTTAGGCGGACAGATGATCTTAACTAACGGACTTGGTTCCCCATTAACAGCATTCTTAGGAATGAGCGCATGGGCAAGAAGCGAAGCAGGCGTAGAAAGCGGTACACGTAATTTATATGCTAAACCAGTTTATTCATCATCAGCATACTCTTTCTTTGCAAGTAACTGGAAGCCTTTAGTTTACGAATCTAAAGCAAGCACTCCATTTACTGATCCGGTTGACGGACAGTTATGGTATAGCAGTGTTGTTGATGAAGTAGATGTTATGGCCCACAACGGCAGCACATGGGTAGGCTACCTAAATGCATATCCTTTAACAGATCCAGCAGGTCCTCAGGTTGCAGCACTTGCTCCAACTACTCAAAGTAATGGCGATCCTTTAGTTGACAACGATATTTGGATTAGCACATCAGAAATTGATATGTACGGTCTAGACGTATATGTTCGTTCAGGCGGCAAGTGGGTATTACAAGATACGGCAGATCAAACAACTCCAGATGGATGGTTGTTTGCAGATGCACGTTGGAGCACAGCAGGAGCTACCGCAGATGCAGGCGACATTGTTGAAATGTTAAGTAGCGATTATCTGGATCCTGATGCACCTGATCCATCACTATATCCAACAGGTATGAAGTTATGGAACTTACGTCGCAGCGGATTTAACGTTAAAAAGTTTGTTGCTAATCACATTAACATTAATGCAACTGACGGTAAGAATTCACGTTACAATGACGAACAGATGGACGGTGGTAGTTCTACTACTCCTTATGTTGCAGATCGTTGGATTACTGTAAGTCCTAACCGGGAAGACGGAGCAGGAAGTTTTGGCCGTCACGCACAGCGTGGTTTTGTTGTATCAGGTCTAAAAGTCCTAATTGACACAAGCCAAAGCATCCGTGATACAGATACAGTTGTGTTTAACTTGATTGCAGCACCTGGCTATCCAGAAGCAATTCAAAACATGATTGCATTTAACGTTGACCGTGGTCAGACAGCGTTTATTATTGGCGATACACCATTCCGCTTAGAACCAAACGGTACATCATTAAGTAATTGGGGTAATAACACTGCATTGGCATTTGACAACAACGAAGATGGCGCAGTAAGTTACGACGAATACATGGCTATGTTCTATCCAAGTGGTTATGCAAACGACAACTTAGGCAACTACATTGTTGTTCCTCCAAGCCACATGATGTTACGTACTATTGCTATTAGCGATCAGAAGAGTTTCCAATGGTTTGCACCAGCAGGTACACGACGTGGCGGAATTGATAATGCAACAGCAGTAGGCTATATTGACGGAACAACAGGCGAGTTTAAGACAACTTCATTACCACAGAGTTTACGTGATGTAATGGCCAGTGTTAAAGTTAACCCGATTGCAACTATTCCAGGCGCAGGTCTAGTTAACTTTGGTCAATACACTCGTGCTAGAAATGCAAGTGCATTAGATAGAATTAATGTTGTGCGTTTAGTAGCATATTTACGTAGACAGTTAAGCCTATTAGTTAAGCCGTTCTTGTTTGAACCTAACGATAGAATTACTCGTAACGAGATTAAACAAGCAACAGAAAGTTTCCTATTAGAATTAGTAGGACAAAGAGCGTTATACGACTTCTTGGTAGTATGTGACGAAAGTAACAACACACCTACAAGAGTTGACCGTTCTGAACTATGGTTAGACATTGCTATTGAACCAGTTAAGGCAGTGGAATTTATTTACATTCCATTGCGCATTAAAAATACTGGCGACATTGCAGCCGGACTATAATTGGTAAATATAAGGAACAAGGAGCAATAATATGGCAATTGGAAGTTTAAGCAGAATGGGAGTACCGTTACCTGGCGGTGGTCAAAGTAGCACAAGTCAGGGTTTACTAATGCCTAAACTGAAGTATCGCTTCAGAGTTACATTAGAGAACTTTGGTGTAACTAAACCTACAACTGAATTAACAAAGCAGGTGGTAACAGCGGCTCGCCCGTCGGTGCAGTTTGAGAACCAAATAATCCATGTGTACAACAGTCAAATTAAATACGCTGGCAAGCACACATGGCAACCAATGAATATCACTGTGCGTGATGATGTTGGCGGTAATGTGACTAAACTTGTTGGTGAACAACTACAGAAACAGTTTGATTTCTACGAGCAAGCAAGTGCTGCTTCTGGATCTGACTACAAGTTCTTATCACGTATTGAAATGTTAGACGGCGGTAACGGTGATGGCGGATGGGCACCCAATGTTTTAGAAACATGGGAATGCTACGGATGTTATTTACAAAACGTTAATTACAACGAATTAGCATATGCAGAAAGCGCACCAATGGAAATTGCATTAACTATCGAATTTGATAACGCAATTCAAGTTGGCGCAAGCGGAGCACCACTGGGCGTAGGAGCCACAATAGGAAGAACTATTTCTTCTCTAGCAACAGGCGCCGGCACTGTTTAATAACTAACGCTAATAAAAAGCACCCCTTAGGGGTGCTTTTTTACGGCTAAATAATAATATGGCTAATGCATTTACTAATTTTTTAGGGCAGGTGTTTGATTCACCGACACAATTAAAAGACTACGCACACGCTAGTCGATTGTACGTTGACGACTTTTATCGCCTTGCTCCTAAACAAGGATTCATGTATTATGTTATTTTTAATATTGAATCAAACGGTAACCAAATAGTAACTGAATTCAAAGTTAAAAACGGGCAAGACGTTGGGTTGTTAGTAAAAAACATTGACCTTCCTAAATTTAAGATTAACACCGAAACTGTAAATCAATATAATCGTAAAACACAAATACAAACAAAAATAGATTATCAGCCAGTGTCTATAGTATTTCATGACGATCATAATAATACAACTAATAGTCTATGGAAAGCATATTTTAACTATTATTTCAAAGACGGACAGAATGTTAATGGGTTAACTACTCCTCCTAGTTTCGGAGACACAAAATATAAAAAAAGCAATAACTCTATAGGTGAAACAACTTCTTATGGTTTAAATGCCGGCCAAACAAAACCGTTCTTTTCATCAATCGAAATTTATCAACTTAATAGAAAACAATTTACGGCATATAAATTAATTAATCCATTAATTAGCGATTGGCAACATGATAAAATGGATCAGACACAAAGTAAACTTTTGGAAAATAGAATGTCAGTAGTTTACGAAACAGTTATATACGCTACAGGGCAGGTCAAAATAGGTGATCCCGGAGGATTTGCAGAAATACACTATGATACAGTTCCAGGGCCGTTAAGTGTATTCGGTAGCGGAAATAACAGTCTATTTGGGCCTGGTGGGGTTATTCCGGGTATAGGGGAAGTGCTTGGCGGCGCCGGAGATGCAAGTCCTTTCGGACTTTTGAAAACAGCAAGAGGCGCAACAAACCTATTAGGCAATCTTAAGAATGTATCAAAATCTAGCATATTATCAGAAGGGTTAGGTATGTTAAATGATGTTGCTCGAACTGGAAAATTACCAGCAGCATTAGGCGGGTCAAGTCCTGCCGGAGTAGCACTCTCCTCATTGCCAGGAGAATCTCCAACTAAAGCAATTCCTAAAAACACTCAGGGAGGTAGTAATGTATCTAATGCAGGTCTTGCAAACAACGGACTAAGTCAATTCGGCGGCACATTAGGAAAAGTTGCCGGCGACATTAGTAACGGCATTAAGAGTATAGGCAACGGTATAGGCAATGTAATTAAAAAAATAATTCCAGCACAGAATAAGCCAGTTGTGGCTAGTGCGTTACCTACTGACTCAGTATCGTTGACTGCTATAAAATCTCAACAACAGAGTATTGCAGTTGAAATCGAAAATCAAATTGCAGAAAATACAATTATTAAAAATCAAATAATGCCAAAAATTCAATCAGCAACATCTGAAGGCGACCAAGATACAGTTGATGAATTATACAGTCAACTTGACGCAGTAGGTTATACAGATCCTGCAAAATTGCAGCAAAATTTAGTTATAGTTAATCAAAATATCAGCACGATTGACATTGCAATTGTTGATGCATCAGCAACAGAAAATCCTAATAATCAATTATCTGCAGAAAATGTAGATTTAGGAACTAGTCCTGACAATTATTATAATGTAGGAGGCAATCCTGATTTAAATACAGAACCGAGTAGAGTATACAACAACGGCAAAGATACAACAACTTCATATTATGTATAATAATTTACCAGCACCTAACAAATCAGGGTCTTCTAGCGACGCTACACTAAAAAGTTTTCAATATTATAATGATGTTCCGATTGAATTAAATCAAAACACATTAACTGCTATGATAGGATTTTTAGAATCTAGAAACTTTACTACAGAAAGTGCAGAAGTAATTGCACTCACTATAATGGTTCAAGCGACTCGTGAAAAATATAACCCTATGTCCTTGATCGAATCAATGAAAACATTAAACGAAACTGAACTAAGTACAATCGTAGCCGAAGTTTTAAATTTTAATAGATTTAAATCAAGTTTTTTAGGTTCAAAACAGGCAGTGGCACCTGTCGATAATGTTAGAAGAAATATTTTACCTTAATGAGAAATACTGCCAAAGGAAGATATCAAATTAAAAACCCTGAAAAGTATAGAGGGGCATCGGATCCAATCTATAGATCAAGTTGGGAACTTACTTTTATGATGTTCTGCGATAACAATCCTTCAGTAGTAGAATGGGCAAGCGAAGGGGTCAAAATACCTTACAGAGATCCGTTAACTGGAAGAAATACTGTCTATGTTCCAGATTTTTTAATTGTATATCTTGATAAAAATCAGCGAAAACATGCAGAATTAATTGAAATAAAACCAATTAATCAAACTGTTAAAGAAGCCGTAGGCAAAAATCCAATGAATCAAGCACAGTACGTTAAAAACATGGCAAAATGGGAAGCAGCAAATGCTTGGTGTAAACGATACGGAATGAAATTTCGTGTTGTAAGCGAAAATGATATTTTTCACAATCCGAATAAGAGACGATAAGTAATATTATGACCAAGAAATTAGAAGAACTTTTTAATTTATTAGAATCTGAAACAATAGATCCTGTAGAGTCTGCTGATCAAACTCCGATTGAACCTCCTGTGTTATCTTTACAGGAAAAATTAGAAGAATTTGATAAAATATCAGCAGCGTTGCCTAGAGTTAAAGGGCTAGGAGATATAAGTGACTCTGAATTAGATGCACTGGCTAACAAAGCAGAAAAAGCCTATGACGATCTAATGGATTTAGGTATGAATGTCGAAGCACGCTATGGATCTAGAATGTTTGAAGTAGCAGGTAACATGTTAGGACAAGCAATTGCCGCAAAATCTGCTAAAATCGATAAAAAATTAAAAATGGTCGAACTGCAACTTAAAAAATATGCAGTTGACAAGAAAAATGGTGATACAACACCGACCGAAATTCACGCTCAAGATGCGATTGTTATGGATCGTAATAGTCTACTTGAAAAATTAAAGAACTTGAAATAAATACAGCATAGGAACATCGTCATGAGATCATTTAAAGAATATCTAACAGAATCAGTTAAAAAGTACAACTTTAAAATTAAAGTTGCACACGAATGCAACACTGCATCAGAGGCAAAGTTAAAAGGCTTACTTGAGCGGTTTAGTGTATCAGAATTTAAAAAATTAGGTAAGACACCAATTCAAGAACTTCCATTGGATTTTCCTACTTTAAGAAATCAAGAAGTGCATATTTACGAAGTGTCGTTAGGTTATCCAACTACTCCCCAAGAACTAACAGAATATATAAGTTCTAACATGGGTATAAGCGCACAGCGTTTAGTAGTTAGAAATCCAGGAGAGCCGGGTGAGGAATACCAAACACCTGTAGAAAAAAGAGAAGGTGCTCTGTTAGATGATAGTGAATATAAAGAATCTACTAATGCTAATCATGACGATTACTACGGTGAAGCCTACAATACTAAATTCTTAAAAGGAATTAGTGACGAATTAAAACAGCAGCGCAAGGCTCGCGGGGAACAAATCCCTTCAGGAGAATAAGGAAAAATATTATGCAAATGATTAACGTATTAAAAAGACTAGCAGAATTGGATGCAAAGAATCCAAACATTGCAAAACCAGTTCTAAGGGCCGACAAGTCTTTAGCAGAAATATCTGAAACTCCAAAAATTGTTTCTGAAGGCGTTCGACTGCCTAATATTTCAGAACCTGATTTAGCAGGATTACGAACACTAGCAGGTACTCGACAATTAAATGAATCAACTGTTGCAGAATACGGTATGGGAATGCCTATGGCACCTGCAGTACCGCAAATGCCTGCAACTATTAATATGAGCGCAGGCAGTGCTAACGAAATTGTTAGTATGTTTAGAGGCATTATGGATCTTGCAAAAAGTGACGGCATTCCTACACAAGCAGCGTATCCTGGAATGGGCGCACCAATGCCGAGCCTAACACCTCCAATGGGCGGCATGGAAGAGCCTGCTGATCCAGTTGGGTTAGATCGTGACGGAGACGGCGACCATGATATAGGAGATCATAGCATGGAACCTATTGACGATACAGGCGGCGATGAATTAGCAGACATGATGAAAAAATTACAAACTGGTGAGCCAGTTAAGATTAAAACAGACATGCCTGTTAAAGTAAGTACAGACGATGATGTTACGGCTACTACTGATAAAGAAGTCACATCAACTGATGATAACATGAACAAAAAAGAAGAAGGTAATGCATTTAGCGGTGCTTTGGCACAAGCAAAAGCCGGTGGCGAGGATGATTTTAAAGTTGGCGACAAAAAGTTTGATGTTGAAAGTTATGCAAACAGCCCTGAAGAAAAAACAAAAGGATATAATCCAAACGATTTTGCTAATATCATTAACAAAGTACGATCAGCCGATTTAGAAACAACTCCATACGGTAGTGCATCAAATCCAATGCCCAACGCCACGGATGAAGAAGAAAGAATGGGTGAAAGTGTTGAAGATCGATTAATGGCCGAATACAAAGCATTTATGGCAGAAGGCGAAAAGACTATGAGTCGTGCAGCCAAAGGCATGATGAAGTATGGTAAAAAAGGCATGAAAGAATTAGCCGATGCTGGTAAAAAAGGTAAAGACCTTGAACCGATTAGAGCCAAGTATAACAAGTACGATTAATAAAATGGTTTAACCAAATAGGCTCTTCGGAGCCTATTTTTTTCATTAAATAATAGCATGGCTACAAAAAACTTAGAAAGCAAACTGATTAAATCAGCGCATATTACCCAGAGATTTTCTGAGGATGATATTGCAAATTTAATAAAGTGTCAAGACCCTAAAACAGGTGCTGCACATTTTCTTAGAAACTATTTTTATATTCAACATCCTACTAAAGGTAAAATTCAATATCAAGCATTTGATTATCAAGATGACCTTTTACAAAGTTATAACGATCACCGATTTAGTGTGAATATGTTAGGACGCCAAATGGGCAAAACTACTACTGCTGTTGGATACTTACTTTGGTACGGAATGTTTGTTCCAGATAGTACTATTTTAATTAGTGCGCACAAATATACAGGTGCTCAAGAAATTATGCAACGATTGCGATATGCATACGAAACTTGTCCCGATTGGATTAGAGCAGGAGTTACAAGTTATAACAAACAGAGTATTGAATTCGACAACGGTAGTCGTATTGTTGCACAAACTACAACAGAAACTACCGGTCGAGGTATGTCTGTATCGTTACTATACTGCGATGAGTTTGCGTTTGTCGAACCTAACATAGCCACAGAATTCTGGACTTCAATTTCGCCTACTCTTGCAACTGGCGGTAAGGCAATTATCACTTCTACTCCTAACTCAGACGAAGATCAATTTGCCAGCATTTGGAAAGAAGCCAACAAGAGATTTGACGAATTTGGGAACGACACTGCGTTAGGTAAAAACGGTTTCAGTCCTTTTAAAGCAGTATGGAGCCAGCATCCTGACAGAGACAAAAAGTGGGCAGATGAAGAAAAAAGTCGAGTAGGCGAAGAAAGATTTCGACGAGAGCATGAATGTGAATTTATTATCTTTGATGAAACACTAATTAACAGCCTTAAATTAGCCACTATGGAGGGCAAAGAGCCGGTTGTTAAAATGGGGCAAGTCCGCTGGTATAAAAAAATTAATCCTCAAGCAATTTATACGGTTGCACTAGATCCTAGTTTAGGCACAGGTGGCGACCCAGCCGCCATACAAATTGTCGAATTGCCTGCATTAGAACAAGTAGGAGAGTGGAGCCACAATACTACTCCCATTCAACAGCAAGTTAGGATACTTCGAGATATTTGCAAATACATTGAACAACATTGTGGCAGCGGAAGATCATTAGGTCAAATTTACTATTCTGTAGAAAATAATGCAGTTGGGGAAGCCGCGATTGTTGCAATTAATGAGATGGGGGAAGATACTGTTCCGGGCATGTTCCTAAGCGAACCTATTAAGAAAGGACATGTTAGGCGTTTCCGTAGAGGTTTTAACACTACTAACGTATCTAAAATATCTGCATGTGCTAAGTTTAAACAACTTATTGAAACTGACAAACTTACTGTTCACAGCAAAGCATTAATTAGCGAAATGAAAACATATGTGGCAAAAGGCGCTAGTTTCGAAGGCAAAACTAACGAAACAGACGACCTAGTGTCTGCTATGTTATTGTCAACCAGAATGTTGGTTATGCTAGGAGATTGGGATACAACAGTATACGACAAAATAATGGAAGATCGTGCAATGGAAGATATGGACCTTCCGCTGCCTATTTACATCAGTTAAACGCATAAATAGACTTATGAATATCATTGAAATAATTGCTCAAGACGTTTTTGACAAAGTTCGTAGTAGATTCTCTAATTTAGAGATGGGAGACGAATCAGGTGCAGTGACAAGCGCTCCTAAAGACGCAAGATTCTTTGACTTTGATTTTACTGTAGAAGGTAATAATCTAGGTCGTGTTAGTGTTTCTCTAAATGAATTAGGATCACTAAAAATATTCTACGGATACGATCTTGTAGAAGATGCAGATGCTATTTCTATGAGTATGTGGTATGATTTTTTAAAAGAAATGAGATTTTTTGCCAAACGTAGAATGTTAAGATTTGATACTAGAGATATTGCCAAAGGCAATCTTAACAAAAATGATTTTCAATATCTAGCACAAAATGGAACAAAGGAAAATAATATGAATGAGTCTAACGGAATGTATGGAGGTCCAAAGACCAGTTTCCGTAAATTAGAAAATACATTACTTCGAGTACGTCACTCTAAAACAGTTGATGAAAATCAACGAGGCGCAAGAAGTAGAAATATCAATGCATTGTTTATTGAAAATGAAGCAGGCGAACGTTTTAAATATCCGTTTGTGCATTTAGCAGGTGCTAAAGCAATGCAACGACATGTTGCAAATGGTGGCCGACCGTACGATGATGTAGGTAATTCAATAATTGGAATGAGTGAACAAATTGCCCAATTAACTGCATTTAAACGCCATGTTGGAAATCATGACGGTATGAACGAAGAAGTAAATGAAATTTTAGAGCGTAGTCAACTAAAACTTAACAATCTTCGTAAAACAGTCGAAGGAATTTCAAAACAAGGTTTTTATCAACAATGGGTCGAAACAATCAATCCTGCTAATGATGAAGGATTTGTAATGGACCAAGCAACAATGGAAGATTACAAAAGTAAATTTACCGTTAAAAACTTTAAAGAAGACTTGACGCAGTATTTTCCTTTGATCCACAGCATTATGCAAGAAACAGGCGAAGTTGATTTAGAAGCATATGTTGCACATGTAGAAGAAGTTCAAGAATCTGAAGAAGATGAAATTCAACAAGTTGATGAGTTTTCTCAATTTGAAAATTGGGCAGACGACCTTACTGATCGTGATGCCGAAGATGAGGATAGTGAAGTAGTAGACGAAGCACCATATGATGAACAAGAAGGAATGGAAAACAAAGAGCCTACTCCAGAAAGACCAAATATGCGTGAAGTAGCAGAAGTGGTAAAATCATTTTACGATGCTTCTACTGGCAAGTTTCCAAAAGGTGAAACAGGAGTTATTACTCATATTAAAAAGCAGTTCGGCGATCACGCCGCAGCAGTAGCAGAACAGTTTGTTGGGCAGTTGTCGCAAAAAGGACAAGCACTTGAGCAACAACAAATGGATGCTCAACAATTTGAAGAAATCAAACGGTTAGCAGGCTTGGCAAAATAAAAATCATTTTTTGCAATCAATTAGGTTGCAACGATAAATAAAACTGTGTATACTTAATGTATGCACAGTTTTTCTTTTTAGTCAGTTGGCTTTAAAGAAGCGGCATAATATAAAACATTTTAAGGAAAATCATTATGGCAACTTTAGCAGAAATTCGAGCAAAACTTCAGGCATCATCTCAACAAAACACCGGCGGCTCAGCAGGTGGAGACAACGCAATTTACCCCCATTGGAACATCGCAGAAGGACAAACCGCAACGGTTCGTTTCTTGCCCGATGCCGATCCAAACAACACTTTTTTCTGGGTTGAACGTGCAATGATCAAATTGCCATTCGCCGGTATTAAGGGTGAAACAAACTCTAAACCCGTAACTGTGCAAGTTCCGTGTATGGAAATGTGGGGCGAAACATGTCCTATTCTTACAGACGTTCGCCCATGGTTCAAGGACAAGTCCTTGGAAGACATGGGTCGTAAGTACTGGAAGAAGCGTTCTTACTTGTTCCAAGGGTTTGTTACTAATAGCGAACACAAAGAAGATGGCAAGACTCCCGAAAATCCAATTCGTCGATTCATTATCGGCAGTCAGATTTTTAATATCATCAAGGCCGCATTATTGGATCCAGACATGGAAGAATTGCCAACAGACAGTTTGCGTGGCGTTGATTTTCGCATTGTTAAAACTAGCAAGGGCGGTTATGCAGATTACTCTACCTCACAATGGGCTCGTCGTGAACGTGCTTTGAGTGAAGATGAACAGGCAGCACTCCAACAATATGGTACGTTTAATTTGAAAGATTTCTTGCCTAAGAAGCCTGGCGAAGTTGAACTCAAAGTTATGAAAGAGATGTTTGAAGCATCAGTTGCCGTCGAAGCATACGATCCAGATCGTTGGAGTCAGTACTTCAAGCCAGCAGGATTTAACGGCGGTAATACTGCTAATGCAGGATCTGCTCCTACTCCAAAAGCAGTAGCGACTCCAGTTGCAAAAGTAGAATCTGCTCCTGTAGTAGAAACTACATCTGCACCTTGGGAAGATGATGCCGCAGAAGCAGCGGCAAGTATTGCACCAGCAGCAGCGCCTGCAACTAGCGATGCGAGTTCACGAGCACAGGACATCTTGGCACGTATTAAATCACGTCAGCAATAATTTAGGAGATTAAAATGGGAAAAGCATTTGATATTTCTAAATTTAGAAAGTCAATTACTAAGTCTATTGACGGCTTAGGTATTGGCTTCAACGACCCGACTGATTGGATTAGTACTGGCAATTATGCTCTAAACTATCTAATCAGCGGCGACTTCCATCGCGGAGTTCCGATGGGTAAGGTAACTGTGTTTGCCGGTGAATCTGGTGCAGGTAAGTCATATATCTGCTCAGGTAACATTATTAAAGCAGCACAAGAACAAGACATTTATGTTGTACTGATTGACAGTGAAAATGCACTTGATCAAAAGTGGCTAGAAGATTTAGGCGTTAATACTTCGGATGAAAAACTCCTAAAGTTGAACATAGCTATGATTGATGATGTAGCAAAAACTATTTCAGAGTTTATGAAAGAGTACAAAACAATGCCAGAGGACGAGCGTCCAAAAGTTTTGTTTGTTATTGATTCACTAGGCATGTTGTTAACTCCTACTGATGTTAATCAGTTTCAAGCGGGTGAAATGAAAGGTGATATGGGCCGTAAACCTAAAGCACTAACATCACTTGTTCGTAACTGTGTCAATATGTTTGGTTCTTACAATGTGGGCATGGTGTGTACTAACCACACTTATGCGTCACAGGATATGTTTGATCCAGATGACAAAATTTCTGGCGGTCAAGGCTTTGTTTATGCATCAAGTATTGTCGTTGCTATGAAAAAACTCAAACTCAAAGAGGACGAGGACGGCAATAAAGTAAGCGATGTTTTAGGTATTCGATCTGCTTGCAAGATCATGAAAACTCGATATGCAAAACCTTTTGAAAGTGTGCAGGTTAAGATTCCATACTCGACTGGTATGGCGGCCACAAGCGGTCTTTTAGACATGTTTGAAAAGATGGGAGTCTTGACAAAATCAGGAAATAAGTTACAATATATAAGTAAGGTATCTGGTGAAATTCATTCTTACTTCCGTAAAGGATGGACTGAAGACAACCTTAAAATTATTATGGGCGAGTGGAGTGAAGATTCTTTGCCCGTCCTTGCTAAAACTGTAACTGAGGAAGAAGTATAATGGATGAAAGTTTAACTATGGAAATTTGGGATACATTTAAAGAATATATTCCAGAAAAAAATAAAGAAACTGCTGCACATCAATATGTTGATTTTTTATTAAATCACGAAATTGAAATTGCTGAACTGGAAAGTTATATCGGTTATGACAATGCACTTGATGTTGCTATCAGATCTGTAGTATCACAAGCAGCAGAGTGGGATGATCCAGAACCAGAGTTTGAAGACGAAGATAACGAGGAATACTAATGAATTGGTACAGCAAAGTAAGTAAAGATATTGCTTACTTACCGGCTTGTATTGATTATTATTACTCTGAGTTAGAAGATGCGAAGAAAGAGGCTAAGATTTATGGTAACATAGAAAAAGCCTCTGCTTCTTTGCCAGGCATTGTAGCACAGCGATTTAACGAACTTCAAGAAATTGAAGGTATCCTTGAATACCTCAACATTGAATTACGTAGATTGCGATCAAAGACATTTAAAAAATACCTCGAAAATTATCAACGAGCATTGAGTTCGAGAGATGTTGAAAAATATGTTGACGGTGAAGCAGACGTAGTTGATATGGAAAAAATTATCAACGAGTTTGCATTGTTACGAAATAATTGGCTTGGCATCATCAAGGCTCTAGATATCAAACAGTGGCAAATAAGTAATATTATCAAATTAAGAACAGCAGGAATGGAAGACGTTTCGTTATGAAACTTTATATCGAAGATTTGATGTGTAGATTAGGCAACGGTGGCCAGTACATGTTTTCAAACGGCACTGTAAAAGTCAGTTCGTTCGATCACAGTATTGTTTCTAACCTTTCTATGGCATGCGACGAACATCGCGGTCTTACTCTCAAGCAAAGAAACGTTTCTATCAAGTTGTGTGAACGATATAACGGCCAACTGATTGCAGCATTGGGCCAGGATGTTATCCCGGCGTTGGACAATCCGGAGTTCAAATCTCGGTTGTTAGAATCGTACATTCCTGTTTCGTCTATCGAAATTGAAGATAAGTGCATCAAGGTAAAATTTCCCTATAACGATAGTCTAGTGGCAAAAATTAAGAAATATAAATCAGAGTATGCTGGACACAGAGTTAATTGGAATTCAGAAAACAAGTCTTGGGATTTTGATTTAGAAGAGGCTTCAGTTGTTTGGCTACAACATAATATTGTTAATGATCAATATATCCTTGACCCGGCATTTAAACAACATTACGACAAGATCGCAGAAATTTTTGAGAAAATTGACAATTACGTACCTTGCCTGGATGTGATTGAAGATCAGTTTGTTTTTAGAAACGTACACACAAGTGTACCACAACCTAAAGTAAATGACCTTAAACATGTCATGTTGCTGGCACGAATGTACGGAATTACTACCTGGTCTGAAAAGGTAGAAGAAATGGTTCAAAAGGCAAATTTTTCGCCTCTTTTTGAATCGTTTTTAACAAAAACTAACACGAAAGTGACAGAATTTGACTCAGAAGAATTTGCCATTGGTCAGTTTACTGACCTGTTCAAATACAATTTGCCTGCATTAATTGTTGTTCCGGGCGGTGATGAACTACAGAGTTTGCGTACCTGGTATTTTTGGTTAAAATCACAAAATTTTGAAGAAAAAGACATTTCTGTGATGTTTAGACTAGATAACGGAAACGGTTCAGTCTTTAATGATCTTGTGAAAGAGTGTAAACTAAACAATCCCATTAGCGAAAATACAAAAGTTGTTTTCATTAGTCAGAAACTTCCAAAGCCTGTAGTAAAATCTGGCCTGCAATTCAAATTTGTGGTTAATTTGAGTGCAACATGGAGTTCTCACTATAGTATCAACAGTTACATTGATACAATGTCTAATGTCATAAGATACGCTCCTACTAAGAAAGAAAAATTAAATTGAGTTTTTGCAAAATTGTAATCAAAGACGAAGTAAACGTAAAGATTGAAAATCTCGATCTTGAAACTCGTAAAGCGTTGGTTAAAAAATTCAAATATTTTGATCAAAAAGCCAGATACTTGCCTGCGTACAAATTAGGCAGGTGGGACGGTTGCACAAGTTTCTTCGGACTTGGCGGTACCACCTACATGAGTCTATTACCTGAGGTAATTGAAGAACTTGTTCGCATGGGTTACGATCCTACACTTGAAGATTACCGAAAATCCACGCCGTTAGAATTTGAAAAAGTTGAAGAAGATTTTTGGGGAAATCAAACATGGCCAGAAGGGCATCGATTTGCTGGAGAAAAGATTAGACTACGTGACGACCAGGTAGAAGTTGTTAACAAGTTCCTTGAGAATCCTCAATGCATTCAGGAAATTGCTACAGGTTTTGGTAAGACAATTATAACTGCAACATTGGCAAAAATTGTGGAAAAATACGGTCGTACAATTACAATTGTACCTAACAAAAGTCTTGTTGAACAGACAGAAGAAGATTTTATTAACTGTCAACTTGATGTAGGTGTATACTACGGAGATAGAAAAGACCTCAATAAAACTCATACTATCTGCACATGGCAAAGTTTAAATATTTTAGATAAGAAATCAAAAAACTCCACCGAAAATGACTTACTGACTTTGGCAGAATTTTTAGATGGTGTGAGTACCGTAATGGTAGACGAAGTACACATGGCCAAAGCAGATGTACTTAAAAAGTTACTGACTCAAAATATGAGCAATGCTCCTATCCGATGGGGCCTAACCGGCACCGTACCAAAAGAGGACATTGAATTTCTAAACATCAAGTCTGCATTAGGCGAAGTGGTGCATCGAGTAGCGGCGTACGAATTGCAGGAAAAAGGAGTATTGAGTCAATGCCATGTTAACATTATTCAAACTCAGGAATGGAAAGAGTTTGAAAGTTATCCAGGCGAATTAAAATACCTAGTTACTGATAGCACACGCATGGAGTGGATTAGTAAACTAGTGTCAGGTATTGCAGAAACTGGAAATACACTCGTTTTGGTTGACAGAATAGAGTCAGGAAAGTTTATAATAAATGAGATTCCAGACAGTGTGTTTATTTCAGGCGAAGTAAAAACTAAAGACAGAAAAGAAGAATACGATGAAATTAAAACTTCTACTAACAAGATTATTGTGGCGACTTATGGTGTGGCCGCTGTGGGTATTAATAT